AGATTATTCCTTTGCATTACTTCCTTGGAAGTGTTTTCATCTATTGCTGTGAGCTTCTGTGTCCAAATTTCAGGATTGAAATCTTGGAATCTATCATTAAATTCATCCCTGAAAGTTGAAATCTGTTCTACGACAGCAGGAGAATCTTTTTTAGACTTATTCTCCTTAAAGAAAGATGATTTGGACAGGTCTATTCCACTATTTCCTACTCTTTGACTATAAGTAGAAAGAGCAGTGATTATTGGTCTTGCAGATATGACGTTTACATCAATAGCTTCTCTTTTAGTAGATGATTTGCTCAAGGAAGAAGATTCTTCTCCCATGTTTGATGTCGGTAAAAGATTACCCAGTCTTGCTTCCCCAGAGTGAGCATTACTTCTTATTTTCTGGAAACCTTGTTTGTCATCATTGAATCCATACTCTCCGTGAGTGTTCATATAGTCTTTTCTGCGTAATAGTTTTCTTATAAAACCATTACCAAATCCCTTGGAAGAAAGACCTAATGCACCTTGAGTGTAATTAGTTCCGTTTTCCTTATCAAACATTAAAGATGCAACAAGTTTTTCTTTTATGCTAGGGTCTAATCCTTGTTTACGAATAATCTTGTCTGCTTCTTTTTCTGCAAGGTCTCTTTCGTCTTTCTTGTCTCCCCATTTGACCTTATCACCCATTACAAAGTCACCAATGGCTGCAAATGGGTTGAGTAGGGCGCTAGCACCCAATTTACCTATACGGCTATTAGCTACTCTTGAAGTATTAGAAGAAACTCTATTGAATGCAGACCTAGACGCCCTTGATATAGACGATGCTCTTTGTTGTGTTGTTCTCGCAAGACTTCTTGAAGCATTAACAGCCCTACCACCAATTAATGCAGCAGCGGTCAATCCTTGATTTCCTGCTCTTCTTAAACTCTGACCCTGTCTGGAATCCCAGCCATTGTCTCTCACGTCTTCATATTCATCGTACAAAGCTCTACCAGTCCTTTGTGCTGCTCTCGCAGCAGTCAGAGAATGGTTCATAGCACTTCTAGCGCCAGCAGCCATTAGTTGTCTAGCACCAAACCATAATATTTGCGGCAACATATTTTTCAAAAATCCTTATAACATTCAACTACTTAGAATTTTTCATGGCAGAAGTAAGGACTAATAATTACGACATTAATAATGTTTATAAGGACTTGGATTTATCTATGTCTGTTCATCCTCTTACAGGAAATTACAAAACCGTAAACGGAATTAATGCTGTCAAGAGAAGTATCAGAAATTTAATGCTTTCTACTAAATGGGACTTTCCTTTTAATGGAGACGTTTATGGCGGCATAACAGAAAGTCTATTTGAACAGTTATCACCGACCTATTTAGCTTCTTTGGAAGCAAGAATGAGAGATGTTCTAAGTAAATATGAAAGAAGAATAGAAGTCCAAGACATTACATTTGAAGTTCAAGAAAATTCAGGTAATTTGTTCATAACAATTAAGTACAGAATTATTGCAGTTGAACAAGTGTTTGAGACAAGAATAACCTTAACGAGAGAGAGATAAAAACAATGGATGAACGTTTAGAAAGAGAACAATATCTTCTGCAATTCTTGCAAGATAAACAGTATCCGCCGATTGCTATTGCAGTCTTGATGGCACAAGCCAAGCTAGAGACTGACCGATTCAAGACTATGAAAGAATACGGTAATGCTAGCTACTTTAGTCGGTATGACGGCAGAAAAGACTTAGGTAATGTTAAGCCTGGTGATGGTGCTAGATTCCGTGGTAGAGGCTATATTCAAATCACTGGCAGAAACAACTATGACAAAGTCGGTAAGTTCCTTAACATTGATTTGTTGACCTTCCCAGAACTTGCAGAGCAGCCTGATGTAGCCGTGCAAATCTTCGACTGGTTCATTCACTTTGGTAACAGATTCAAAGACGGTAGAACAGTTCTGGATTGTGCTAAGGAAGGTGATATTGTCGGGGCAAGTAAACTGGTCAATGGTGGTGTAAACGGTCTTAAAGAACGTAAACAATACTTTGCTGATTATAAGGAGAAACTTGGCGTTGATGGTGCTGGGTTCTAATTAAAGAAGATAAAGTAAAGCCCTCAATTAAGAGGGCTTTTTATTTGACTTAACCTTCATGAGCGTAAGCTGCAAATTCAAGGTCATTCATTTGTCTATTAATAAAAACATCTTCATCAAATTTCTCTGGAACCTCTCCTAAGACTTTAAAGATAATTCTGTAATCTTCTCCATCATAAGAAGTGTAGTAGCAATATCCTTCTTTCTCTAGAAGATTAAAGACTACTTCTCTTTTGTCATTTGAAGTATTCTGTTTTACAAGAAGATAACAAGCATCATAGAGATTATCTTCATCAATGAAAAGAATCCTAGATTCTACTTCATATCTGCCTTTATATCGTTTAAGTTCAAACGTGAACATTATTAATTTCCTCCACTAACAAATTTACGATAATCAATCGCATTCTTAATGTTAAATCCTCTTTGAGAGAGTTGTTTAAGAAAGTCTTCCAATATCTTCAGGATAAGTTCTTTCTCTTTAAGTTCATTATCCAGTGTGTAATAATCTTCATCTGCCTTGATGTAAGTCTCTACATCAGTCTTAAGAACTTTCTGATGTTTTGGTCTTTCTTTATAGACTTCATCAGGAGCTTTACCAAGCCAGTAATCAGAGACCTCTCTTCTGACGACGTTAAGCTGACTCTTAATCTGAATAACTTCTCTTGCAACGTCAAAATAAAGCATTTGATATTTGTTGTAAAGAGAAAGACAAGACAAAGATTCTGAGTCTAATTTCATTTCGTCAATGAAAGAATCTTTCTGCATCAGTTCTTTAAGTTTAAGCACGTCCATAATATTCAAGCACCTCTTTAATAATTGGTAAATCCAAATATTTAATAAACTCTCTGACAATAGGAATGACATCTTTATCCCACAGATTAGTAAATTTATAATAAGAAATTGGAATATGTTTATTGTCTAAGTCAACAGAAGTCAATTCAAAAGAAACAATTCTTTCTTTATCATCAAGAACAGAGTTTATAGAAAGAATTACACGGTTTTCTTGATAGAGATAAGGAGTTATTGTGTTTCGTGGAAAAGAGAAGAAATACTGTAAACGTTCTGCTTCTCTTTTTTTAATTTGATTTACTGTCTTAGAAGAAGATTCTGTAAACATTGTATTAGAGAACTCAACAACCATAGAAGACAATCTTTTTACTTCATACTTCAAGGTGTATAGCCAACCTTTTATTCTAGAAGCAAAGTATTCGATGTTCTCTTCGTCTTTTTCCTCTGAATAATCATAATTCTCTGGAACATGAATAGTCAGGACTTTTTTGAGTTCATGTTCGAGACTTACCTCTATTCTTAGGTGTTTGTCTTTTCTAATGGCTACCACGCACAAGAGTCTTTTATTCCAAAGTTCAATAAGGGAGAGTTGTTCCTCTCCCTGTCTAAGACCTTCAACAAATCTTGTAAGAAATCTATATAGCTTCTCGTTCATAAATATCCTTAAGCAGACTAGAAAGACTGGCTTCTATTTGTAGTCTGGTATCAATCAATGAAAAAAGATTAATATTTGTTGCAAGAAGAGTATCCAAAAGAAGAATATGTTGAAGAGCATTGTATCTATGTCTATCCATTTCTCCTTTAACTTTAGTCATCATCTTTTGAACTTCATCTGTTACATTTCCACTACGAAACTCTACTGTCCTGACTGGAAGAACATTAAATGTTCTTTTTAGATACCATTTGGCTTTCTTAATATCTTCCTCTGGATTTCCTTTATCACCTGCCCTCCAAGCATATTTAAAAGCGTTTGCCAATGTCGGATAGTTCATCCACTCTATGATGTCTATCGCCTCAATAGAGTATTTGGTGTAATGTTGCGGATGATTTACATTGTCTTGTTTTGTCATTATTCTTCTCCTTCAATAAGTTCTTTAGCTTTTTCCTCTAATGAAGTACAGGAGAAATGACATATCTCCTTAACCTTATTAGTGAGAATCTCTAAAAGTTGTCTTGCTCTCTCTTCGTTGTACTGTTTGGCTGTCTCTTGTATGAAGTCAACTACCTTATTCACAAAGTCTTTCTCTGGAAGATTTAAATCTTCTGACTGAAAACACATAGACCTTTCATAGTCCATAAAGAAAGCTGATTGTCTGTCATAGATAAAAGAAAGCGTTACAACCAACTGTGCCTTCAATGAAAGAAGAACTTTAACACCAGAGTCTTTATCCTCTGGAAACAAGTCAATGTCAATGGGTTGAAGATAGTTTCGTTTTACCTTATGTTGAAACTCAATAATTTGAGCATGAAGTTCTTGGTCAGAAATCATGTTTATTCACCTCTCTTTTGTTTTAAAGATGTCTTTATTCTAGAGCAAACAAAAAAGAGGGTCAAGAGACCCTCTTCATTAAAACTTTTTAAAGTTTTAGTTAAGTGATTGAAATAGACGAGAAACTGTCTTGAGAATACTACAATTAGTCTCATGAATAATTCTAGTGACAAACTTATCATTAATGAAAAGGTTTACTCTGTAGTAGGGAACTTCCTCTCGTTCAAAAGACATCTTGTTGAAGGTGAGATAAATGTTTTCAAAAAGGGTAAGTTTGTAAGAAGAGTGTCCGTCCTCTTTGATTGAATGTTCAATCCAAAGAGCATCTTCCAACCAGTTCTCGTTCTCATCGCCAAAGTCTGGCTCTTCTGGTGTTTCCTCTTCTTCCTCTGCAAACTCTCCATTCTCTAATCTAGCAAAGTATTCCTCGATAAGGTGTACTTGTTGGACAAGCTCCGTCGGAAATGGTTTAGTGAAAACCATACCATTATTCTCTGCTATCAAGTCTTCCATAAGATGAGCTAAATATCCCAAAGCATATTCTAACTCTTCACTGATAGATTCATCACAAATGAAATCTACAAGGATGCCACATTCATCATCTCCAAGTTCTTTCTCAACAGTAAAAGAAAGTGAAACACCATCATAAATATAGAATTCTGGTTTGAAGAATACTTCCTCTGTATCTTCTACCAACTCACAAACTTCTTTTACCACTTTTAAACTTTTATAAAGTTTATTTACAAATAGTTTCATAATTAATTTCCTCACTTGTCTTAATTAAATTGCTCTTCATCTAAGTAACTTTCTTCCTCAGAAGAAGATTCATCTGATTCATCATCGTAGATTGGTCTTTCATCTAGGTCATAATCAGTTCTCCTTTCGTCCCATCGTTCTTGAAAGTCCAAATCAAATTCATCATAAACATCTTCGGCTCCTGCTTTCTTATTAAGAACAGCCTCTGGAATAGTGTAGTTAAAACCATCAGCACCAGTCTCAACATAATCTCCCATGAACTGTTGTCTATAGGCAATCAACTTGTCATGGTCTCTTTTATTCTTGGCAATGACTGCATAAAAGACGTTCCAGATTGTTGTCGTAAAGTAGCCAAAAGGATTTGTGTGTTTTCTCCAGTTAAAGATATGTAGAGACTTAATACAGTTAAAGATTGCCTCTACTCGCATTTCGTCTTTCCAGTGTTCAGTATAACCTCTGAACCTATGTGAGCGCAAGTAATATTCAATCATTCT